GCAATTGCAGGTGCTGAAGCATTGGCTGATGTGGTAGACAAGGGTAGTAACATTTTAAATAAAGGTGGAATCCCATCACAAGTCACGCGCAAAGTTGAAGTGGCGGGAGCTGTCACTGGAGCCGTGGCCGGTGGAGCAGCAGGTGCCGTGTTGGCCAACAACCGTGACAAAGTGACATTGAAAACCGCCATTGCATTATATTTGAACAACAAACCTTCAGTGTCATACACAGCCAATTGGCAAGACACAGAACTGGGTGTGTTGGGTGGAGCTCCAGAAATTGCATCTGATTTGAAAGAAGTGTTCACTGGTAGAGAAGGTGAAGGTGCCATTTCTGGAAGAATTGATGCTGCCAAAGAAACATTGGTGGGATTGGGAGCTGCCACAGCTGCCTTAGGTATTAAAAATGCCAATGATAGTGTTCTTGGAAAGTTTGGTGATGCAGCAGGTCTTATCAGTTCTGCAACAGGACAAGCTGTGAATCCCTACAAGGCACAATTGTTTAAAAGCATGGGATTCAGAACCTTCAGTTTCGATTATACATTTCTTCCTAAAAATGTGGCAGAACTTACTCAAATACAAAACATCATTAAAACATTTAGAAAATACATGCACCCCAAGCAAGGAACTGATAAGTTTTTCTTAAGTTATCCTGCTGAGTTCAACATTGAATATCATTACAGAGAAAATGGAAGAAACACCTATCTACCGCAAATCAGTAGTTGCGCCTTAACCAATTTAAAGATTGAGTATGGTGGTAGTGATTTCGTCACCTTTAAAGGCACCAATGGTGCACCTGCAGAAATTTCCATGACACTTTCATTCACAGAACTAGAAGTTCTTACAGAAGAACGTGTGGAACAAGGATTCTAATGAAATATTTTTCTAAATTTCCCAACATGATTGTGACAAGTAACAGTCGTCCTGTTATCATCACAGATTTTCTTCGTCGTGTTTCCATCTCAGATAAATTTCGTGAAAACTCTGTGGTATTGGAAGATTACTTCACTCAAGATGGAGAAACACCTGAACAAGTAAGTTATAAATTATATGGCACACCTGCCTATCATTGGGTGATTCTCATGGTGAATGACATCACAAACCCACGCGAAGAATGGCCTATTTTAGATGCCAAGGTGACAGATTTAGTGTACTTGAAATATGATTTCAAAATCACAGTTCCTGATGGAACTGAATATACTGCCAATGATGTCATTACATCAGATAATGATGGAAAATTTCTAGTAAGTAAGGTTGTGGATGATGTGGTTCATATGCGTTCTCAAGTTGGAAAAATTCTATTGACAACATCGAACACGTTAACTAATGTAACAACAGAAACTGAAGATTTAACTATAACATCCATTATTGACCCAGAAGAAGATGTTCATCATTACTATGACACAGAACTTGGATATATTGTTGATGAAGATTATTCTATGAACACCGTTCCTGTCACCAACTACACATATGAAGTGGAAGAAAATGATGCTAAAAGAACAATAAAAGTTTTAGATCCTGCTTTGATACCTACTATTGAACAAGAATTTGATAGTTTAATTCGTGGTGAATAATGTCTGAAAATTCTGAACTATTAAAAGATCCGTCTGAAGTAATCACGGAGAAAATCATTGTAACATCGCGTGGTAAAAGCTATGATATTCGTACCTTAGCTATACAAACCGTGATTTACGAAGATATTTTTTCCAACATGATGACTGGATATATTGTGGTTTCTGACGCCACTAACTTCATCAACAAAGTTCCTTTTTCTGGTCTAGAACAAATTACATTATCATTCCGTACACCTGGTTTCAGAACAGAACGTATTCAAAGAACATTTTATGTCACATCTGTTTCAGAACGTGCAATAGCAGAAAAAGAACAAGGATATGTAATCAACTTCATTTCTGTGGAAGCTGTATCTGATAATGTTCTTCGTATCAGTAAAAAGTTTTCTGGTACCACACATAGCATCGTGAAAAAGGTGTTTGATGATTATCTAAAAGACAAGAAAAATCTTGTTATCAAAGAAAATCATGTCACTAGTTTATCAGCAGTACCTACATTTTGGTCACCTTTGAAATTCATCAATTGGATTTGTAATAGAAGTTACAAACAAGCACCTAATGTATTGTTTTTTGAAGGCAACAAAAATTTCTATTTGGCAAGTATTGAAGGATTGATCCGTGACGGTGATACTGTGTTTGACACATACTCTTTCCTACCAAAAGGCAATACAGATTTAAATGTGTCCAACAAGTATAAAAGCATCACCAGAATGAGTGTTATTCCATACATGGATGTGTTTCGTGCGCAAGATTATGGGTATTATACAAGTAAGTTGATAACTCATGACATTACATTGAAGCAATATCAAGAATTCAGTCATGACCAATATGAGTATCATAAAAAAGTATACAACTTACATGAACGTGGTGATACACAAACGTTCCCGAAAACCATCCCTAAAAATGCAGATGCTTATCGTCGTGTAAGAACAAAACAATATAATATGTTTGAAGAAAACAAAGACCCTATGTATGAAACTTGGGTTATGCAAAGAAATAGTTTAATGTATGAAGCAAGCAATTTACGATTTAGCATTGAAGTGCCTGGTAGAACTGACATTGAAGTAGGTAAAGTCATTGATGTGTTGATTCCAAAGCCTATTGCCAAAGCGTTGGAAGGTAATGCTAGCACTGCGGATTATCTTGATCCTTATCTATCTGGAAAATATTTAATTACTAGCATTCGTCATCAATTCACAATTAACAAACATGAAATGACGATGGAAATCATGAAAGATTCATTCAAGCAACCATTATAATAATTATGGAAAACATTTACGGTAACGGATTTTATTGGTGGATAGGTGTTGTTGAAGATAGAAAGGACCCAATGTTCTTGGGTCGTTGTCGTGTTCGCATTGTAGGATATCATACTGCTGACAAGGCAGAACTACCTACTGCTGATTTGCCATGGGCATATCCCCTACAACCCATCACCTCAGCTGCCATGTCTGGCATAGGTACTACGCCTGTGGGCCCAGTTGAAGGAACTTGGGTGACTGGATATTTTCGAGATGGTGAAGATGGTCAGGAACCTATCATCATCGGAACCATGGCAGGTGTCCCAGGTAAAAGTTACTATGATAGATTGCGCGGAACCAATAAAGGATTTCAAGACCCAGACAAAGTATACCCTAAATCCGATTATCTAGAAACTAGCGAACCTGATACAAATCGTTTAGCAAGAAATCAATCCATTGCTAAGACCATTGTGAAAACTAAAGATGATGGTCGTGAAAAAAGTGTATCTATGGCTTTAGAAGGCACCTGGGACCAACCTTTAACTGCCTACAATGCCAGCTATCCCTATAATCATGTATTTGAATCTGAATCTGGACACACCATTGAAATTGATGATACCACAGACAATGAAAGAATCACCATGTATCATAAAGCAGGTACTTTCATTGATGTAGATAGAAATGGTACCATGGTGCATAAAGTTGTAGGTGACAATTATGAAATTTATGCTCGTCACAACAACATTTTAATTAAAGGTAACAGCAACGTTACCATTGAAGGTAATTGCAAAATTTATGTGAAGAACAATTGTGACTTACAGGTGGATGGTAATTTAACAACTCATGTACATGGTGATTACGAGTTGAACGTGGCGGGTAAAATAGATATCGCCTCAGGTAAAGCCATGACAGTATACACCAATGAAGATTTAAGTGTGAATGCAAAAACAGAAATTGACATCAAAAGTGCTGATGTTGCCATTGAATCATCTGGTGAAATGAAAGTGAAAGCCGGTAGTACTATGAAATTGGGGGGAACTACTAAAACAAGCATCAGTAGTCCCATCACAGAAGGAAATATTTTTCAAGGAACATTTAAAGGCGCCTTGTCTGTATCACCACCTACACCAGTACCTACATTTGATGCAGCTACAGTGCGTGATTTAACTCCTGTAGATGAAAAAACACCAACACTTCCAGAATTCTCAGAACTTATAGTTCCAAATCGTGAAGAAGTTCTTACATTCACATTGGATTTGTTGGGTGAAAATTTTGAAGAAAATGCTGCTGTTATCAAGAAACTTCAAGAACAAGCCATTGATGAAGGATTGATTACAAGAGAAGAATTGAATCGTCCTCAACCTCCTGCCACAGCTACAGACAACACACCAGCTCCATCAAGACGACAAGTGATTCCTGGTTGTGGTGATATTAACAATCAAGAAACCATTAGCAATAGTTTGAAGATTTCCAATTTCTTCACCATTGGAAACTTCACGAACGCAGCTGCATCCAGAGCCCAATTACGTGCCTTTAATGGAAACACCATTCAAGACATGGCGTGTAACTTAAAGGCTCTTGCAGAACAATGCATTGACCCTATCAAACAACAATATCCAAATGTCATCATTTCCAGCGGATTCCGAGACTTTGTTCCTGAGGGTGGTGCTTTGAATTCTCAACACTTATATGGACAAGCAGCCGACTTGCAGTTCCCGGGATTCAGCAAAGACAAATACTACGAAGTGGCTCAATGGATTAAAGCCAACATAAATTTTGACCAATTACTCTTGGAATACAAGACCACAGGCAGCAGAATGCCATGGATCCATGTCACATTTAACAGAAATGGATGTAGAAACACATTTGGAACATTCATGAATCACAGATATGCTTCTGGGGGTCGTGGCACGTTGTTAAATCTTGGTAACGTCTAAAGTAACCATATAAATATTCAATAAAAATGCCTATTCTTTCTCCTAACAAACTATACAAAGATTTGGACATCACATTTTCGGCACATCCAGAAACACAAGATGTGCTGAAAAAAATTGATGTGAATTCCGTGAAACAATCTTTGAAAACGTTATTATTCACAAACATGGGAGAAAGATTGTTTCAACCTGAAGTGGGTTCTAAGATTCAAGGTTTACTGTTTGAGCCTATTGATCCCATCACGACACAAACATTGAAACGAAGCATAGAAAACACCATTGAAACCTATGAACCTCGTGTGAGTTTAGATTTAGTTGATGTGGTTCCTGTGGAAGAAGAAAACAGTTATGAAGTATCCATTTACTTCACTGTGTTAGGTATAAATCAACCTACATCACTAACAGTAACACTAGAGAGATTACGATAATGGCAGAACTTAACGTCACAGAATTAGATTTTGATACCATTAAAAATAATTTACGAACCTATCTAGCTGCTCAGCCTGAATTCACAGATTATGATTTCACTGGTTCAGCATTGAATTTGCTTTTAGATGTGTTATCATATAACACACATTACAATGCAGTTCTTGCCAATTTACAAGCCAATGAAATGTTCATTGACACTGCCATTAAAAGAACATCTGTGGTTTCTTTGGCAAAAATGTTAGGATATAGCCCACGTTCCACAACATCTGCTAAAGCACGTGTAGATTTGTCAGTAACAAAAGATGTTACTGTAGGTAACACATTGTCTATTACACCCGCTGTGAAGTTTAATGCTGCAATAAACGGAACATCTTATACATTCAATGTTAATGAATCTCAAACTGCCACAGTAAACAATGAAAACAAGTTTGTGTTTACTGATGTGGAATTGATTGAGGGTGTATATCTATCTAATAGTTTTTTAATTGGTGCAGATAATTTATCTGGACCGCTCATTATACCTAACGGTAACGTAGATACTTCAACAGTAGAAGTTTCTGTTCAAACATCCACCTCTAATTTAACAAGTGTTGATTGGGTGAAAACCTCTAGCATTGTAGATGTAACTAGCACTAGCAAAGTGTTTTGGGTGGAAGAAAACAATGCAGGTCAATATCAAGTGATATTTGGTGATGATAATGTTGGCGCTAAATTGATAGCTGGCAACATTGTCACCATCACTTATCTTGTGTCTGAAGGTTCCAATGCCAACGGCGCACGAGTATTCACTTTAGTTGGTGATATTGATGGTGAAGACCAAGTAGACATCACTATTATTCAACCCTCAGCTGGTGGAGCATCAAGAGAAAGCATTGATAGCATTCGTTTCAATGCACCTAAATTCAATGCTAACAGAAATCGAGCAGTCACAGCAGAAGATTACAGAACACTCATCAAGCAAAATTTCACAAAAGCCAGAGAAGTTACTGTGTGGGGCGGAGAAGAAAATGATCCTCCTGTATATGGATCCGTGTTCATCTCCATTGACCCAGTAACCAATGCTGTGTTAACTGATGCAGACAAAGATTTCATTAAAGAATCTATTCTACGTCCGCGTAGTGTAATGAGTATTAAACATGAATTTGTGGATCCAGAATATGTTTATCTTGGTATTGAAGGCATTGTGAATTACAATTCTAAGTTGACTAGTTTAAAGCCTTCAGATTTATCAGTTCTTGTGACAAATGAAATAGAAAACTATTTTGACACGGAATTGGGAACATTAGATAAAACATTTTTCTTATCTAAATTGACAGAAACAGTGAAAAACACTAACACATCTATTGTAAGTTCTGTGTTTAAACTTCGATTACAAAAAAGAATTCCTGTGGGTATTAGCACAACATCAGGATATTCCAAAGAGTTGAATTTCTTAACTGCCATAGATCCTGAAACATTTCGAAGCAGTAACTTTGTAACTAACATTAATGGATTGACATATCAAGGATATCTACAAGATTTCAGTGATGATGCTGTTGCCAATGATGATGGATATGGCACCATTAAATTCATTGAAGCACAAACTAGATTACCAATAGCCACAGTTGGAACAGTACATTACAATGCGGGATTGGTAACACTACAAAATGTCATTGTATCTGGGTATCTTGGTAACATCAATGAATTATATTTGTCAGTTCGTCCTCAACCATTATATCAAAACATTTCAAGTGCAGTAGTAAGAACATCAGATACCTCTGCGTTTGCCGTGGCAGCACTTCCATCACGAAACAGTATTTTAACATTAGATGATAGTCAAAGCAATTCAGTAGCTAACATTTCTGCTGGATTAACAATTTCTTGCCGTCCATTCACTGAAGTATAATGTCGATTAAGAGAAAGCTGCATCATTTAATTTCAGGACAAATTCCTGAATTTGTTCGGGTTGAATACCCGCAGTTTGTCACCTTCCTAGAACACTATTATAAGTTTCTAGAAAATCAAGGTGAAGTTCATGATGTATTGCTCAATAACATGGATTGGATGGACATTGATGAAACATTGGATGTGTTTATTCCATATTTCAGAAATCAATACACTTATGATATGCCAAGCGATACGGTTCTTGATAACCGTCGTTTGATAAAATACATCAATCAATACTATGAAGCCAAAGGTTCAGAAACATCCACGGAAATGTTTTTCCGTTTCATGTTCAATGATACAGCCACAGTAAAATATCCAGGTGATTATCTTCTTCGTGCTTCAGATGGTCGTTGGAGTAGAAAACGTTTCATCAAGGTAGATACTACTTTATTTCCAAATGAAAACATCTACGAACTGAAAGAAAAAGTCATCACGTTATATTATTTGGAATACATTGAAGGTGCTGGTAATTTTGCACGAACAGTTACTACACGATGCCTTGATGTCTATGAAACATCACGTCCCAACATCTATCAATTGCAAGTTGACATCAATCCCAACTATCAATTTCCAGATGACATTTCTGCTGACCTTACATTAGCACCAAGTTTAGGTTTCTACGACACTCACGTTTATGTACAATATGTTGGAGATGAAACCATTACGTATGGTACCATCTCTAAGCAGTTAACTTCTGTTTTAAGTGTTGATGAACCAGGTAGTAGATTCCGTCGTGACGATACCTACTTCGTTTCAGAAACAGGTCTAGAAGGGTTATATTTTGCTGGTGACTATACAGAAGTTACCGCTGGGTCTGCTGCTTACGCCTATGAACTACTGCAAAACAACGCCATTGTTCGTGTAGTTAAAACAGAAAACACATTTGCTGAACAATACTTCCTTGAAGATTACACACTGTTCGGTGATTATGCATCTGCTCCTACCCGTGGTAAAATTAAGTTGTTGTCCATCGTGGATAGCGGTGAGAAGTTCTTGGTTCGTAAGACAGGTGTGATTGAATCTGTCACCATCTTGGACGGTGGTTCTGGATATGCCGTGGGTGCCACAGCTGTGAATCTTGTGGGTGACGGTTCAGGTGCTGAATTCCGTGTGTTAGTGTCTGGTGGTAAAATCACACAAGTCACTGTGGTGAACGGTGGTTCCAACTACAGCACAGAAATCAATCCCTCCACAGGACTTCCTTTAACAACGCTGACCGCCTCGGGTTCAGGTACTGGAGCTGTGTTTGAAGTGAACATTTCCACCGGATATACTCCTGTGAAAACCTTCTCCGTGGACTTCAATAATGGTCGTTCAGGTTCTTCAACTGCCGCCATCACGTTTGCCACAGGTCACATCTATCATGCACCTGGTGAATATGTTGATAATGCCGGCTTCTTGTCAGACATCATCACACTTCAAGACAATGATTATTATCAACCATATTCTTATGTCATTGAAACCACAGAACAATTATCCAACTGGAAGAGCACATATTTAAAGAGCTCACATCCTGCGGGCTTCAAGATGTTCTCCAATTTGTTGTTGACTGGTAACCTTACACCAGAAGAAATCACAGTGGATGATGATTTCAATCAAGTGGACATTGAAGATTTGCCATATCGTGAATTGGAAGAAACAGTTACAGTATCAGAAGTGGTGGCCAAAGCCATCAGTCGCCCCGTAACCACAGACACGGTATCTGTATCTGATGTAGCACAAGTAGCTATTGTATATCTTGAAACTCCTTCAGACACCGTATCCACAACAGATGTGTTGACAATGGATACAAGTCTTGGTGCAACTGATGTTGTGACAACAGGTGATGTGTTAGCACAAGATGTGGAAAAACCATTAAGTGATAGCACCACGGTAACGGATGAAGCAATTCTTGGTGTAACCATAGCACTTACCGATAGTTTAACCATCACTGATAGTTTGTTCCAAGATTTTGACCAACAAAATGACGTAACATCTGATTTACAAGAAGATGTGTCTACAGTTGATGTCACATCATTTGCTGTAGAAAAATCTTTATCTGACACATTCACGACAACAGATGATACAGTACTAGAAACAGAAAACGCATACGTTGATTCAGTTTCAACATCACACGTTACAACATTTGTGACTGACATGGTATTCACAGATACTATTACATTGTCTGATACTACCAATGTAAACTTCAATCAACAAAATGACGCAACATCAGATTTACAAGAAGATGTGGGTGTCGTAGATAACATTGCATTAAATACTGAATATGTGTTTACTGATACACAATCCATTACTGATAATGTAAATACAATAAACACAGAACTTGAAAAATCTGATAGTATTATTACAACCGATGTTCTTACAAAAAACATTGAATACACATTATCTGATTCACAAAATTTCATTGACAACTTATCAGTAGAAACCACAATTGCTTTGTCAGATAGTGTTTCATCTTCAGATAGTTTAGATGTGTTGATTGTAATTCCAGTGGAATTGTCTGATAGTGTTAACATCACAGAAACAGTTACAAAAGATAAGGATTTCTCATTCTCAGAACAACTTTCATTAAATACTGTTACAGAAATTGAATTCCTACAAACACATGATGACACCAGTGAATTGTCTGAAAATCTTCCACTTGTAGATGTGGTATCATTAAGTGTAAACAATACTGCAACTGATAGTATAAGTACTTCTGAAACATTTGTGAAAGAAATTACACTTGGACTCTCAGATACGTTCACACTTGTTGATGATATAGCAACAGATTTCACACAACTTAATGACGCAAGCAGTGATTTAGTGGAAGAAATCACATTGTCAGACGCAACAGCATTTGACATTGATTACCTAATTCCAACAGACACGGTAACTGTCTCTGACGCCAATGTTCTAGAACCACAAAAGAATGTTTCTGACTCACAAACTGTAACGGATGCGGGTGGAACCATCTGGGTAGATAGTTATTTCGTGAACGGTAGATTCTCTGCATCACCGTATGTGGCAGGAGATTATGTTGGAACTGGATATAGTTTATAAATTTTGTATAAATACTAGTATTGATTAGTAGTTTTTCAACAACCAAAACAACCAGAGGAAAAAATGGAAGAATTAATCAAAGCAACCGGTAAGGTTAAGATTGTTGTTCACGATGAAAATGGTGTCGTGAAAGAAGAACGTAACATCGACAATCTTGTAGTTACTGTAGGTAAGGCCTACATCACATCACGTATGATTGGCACATCATCAGGCGTAATGTCACACATGGAAGTGGGTACTGACAATACTTCAGCATCAGCTGGACAAACTGCACTTATTGCTGCTGTATCAGGTTCACGTACAGGTTTGACATCTTCAACACAAACCACATCATCAAGCAGCAACGACTCAGTACAATATGTTTGCACATTCCCTGCAGGCACAGGTACTGGCGCTCTTGTAGAAGCAGGTATCTTCAATGCTTCATCATCAGGTACCATGTTGTGCCGCACTGTGTTCTCAGTAGTGAACAAGGGTGCATCTGACGCTATGACCATTACTTGGACTGTCACACTTTCATAATTAAAAACTAATGCCAGCTTTATTGCCGATTAGGTTCCGGACGGAACTAGCACGCAGTTTTCACCGAGATATTGTAAATACATTGAATGTTCCTAGTGGAGAGTTGAACACTCTGAACACACTAGATACTACAATGTACACCTATTCGGCAACAGCTGGTGACACCACTTTCTCTGGGGAAGATGTCAAGGGTAAAACTTTGGCATACACCCCAGGCAGAGTGGAAGTATACATTGATGGTGATAAAATCTTAACAGACGATTACATTGCCACCAATGGAACTAGCATTGAATTTCTAACTCCCATTGGTGAAGAAGTTACAACATTGACCATTCGTGGTATTGAATTTGCTGATACAGCAATCAACACCAGTCAAGACACCATCACTTATGTTGACCATGGATTCAATGAAGGTGACCAAGTGTTATATTTTGAAAATGGTGCTACAACTGGCATTACCAACATGGTGAATGCTGTATCCTACTATGTGATTTTCATTGATGAAGATACCATTAAGTTGGCTACTAGTAGAGCCTATGCCATTGCATCATCTCCTACTGCCATTAACCTAGATGGGTCTCCATCAGGGTCAGCATTTCAGTTGGTATTGATGGAAGAATATATTGACGGTGCAGCTGTAGATACACAACTGGTGAATTTACATGGCATCACAGTACCTACCACAGGTGTTGATACTGGTACTGAAACCATCACATCATTGAATCATGGATTATCTAATGGTGAAATTGTTACCTATTATTCCAATGGTGGTACCACCCTTGGAGGGTTAACCAACAACAGTGAATACTATGTTGTGAATGCCACAACAGATACATTTAAATTGTCATTGACATCCGGCGGATCGGCAATCAATTTTACTGGAACAGGAAATAGTAATCAAGCATTTTTGCGTATTGACAACACCTTCTATCTTGCCTCACACGGATTTGTGACCGGTCAAGAAGTTATCTTTACTGAAGATGGAGGAAGTATCTCCACATTAACTGATGCCACAAACTATTTCATCATCAAGGTGACCAACAACACCATTAAGCTAGCTACAACATTGGCTAACGCTCAAGCAGGAACAGCCATCAACATCAAGCCCTCATTTGACATCGGTGACATGATTCTAACAGGTCCATTGGATCAAACAGTCACCATCAACACCTTTACATTAACAAATTATCCAAATCCTCATGATTATTTCTATGTGTTTCTATCACGACCAACGGAATGGGCCAATGAACCCACACCGCCAACTCCTGTAGATGCACGTTCAGATGATTCTTCCATTAAACGGAACATTTTAGGTGTAAAGAAAGTTAATCCAAGTGATGTCACATTGTTGGCTAGAAGAATTGATTGGACAACAGCTACCGTGTATGACCAATATGATGATACAATAGATATGTCTGATTTAGATTTCTATGTATTCAATTCCGACAATTTCCGAGTATATAAGTGTTTAAGTAACAATAATGGAAATCCATCCACTGTGAAACCAAGTTTCTCAGAAGTTGGTCCCAAGACGCTATCAGATGGATACATCTGGCAATTGTTGTACGAAGTACCAGCTGCTGACCGTGTGAAATTTTTAACTGCTGATTATGTTCCTGTGAAGTTCTATGGTACATCTACACGATTTGACCATAACGGTACCATTAGTGAAATCATTTTGGAAGACCAAGGATCAGGTTACACAACGACACCATCTGTCATCATTGTGGGTGATGGTGTAGGAGCTGAAGCATCTGCTGTAGTTGGTAGTGGTTTAGTTACTGAATTGAATTTAACCAACGGCGGTTCTGGATATAGTTTTGCTTTCGTATTGATTCTTGGGGGAGGAGGAACAGGTGCCTCAGGTTCTGTCACCATTGAAACAACAGACCTTCCCAACATCATCAATCAAAACGTGGCAGGGTATGCCGTTGCCACTAACGGACAAATTGATTTCATTGAAATTGTAGATGGGGGCACTGGATATGTGAACGCCACAACCACTGTGAACATTAATGGAGATGGTGAAGGTGCTGCTGCTGAACTTACAGTTGTAGATGGTGAAATCACTGCTGTCACTATTACTGACCGAGGCACTGGGTACACGTTTGCTGATTTGACAATTAATGGAGATGGAACAAACGGAGAACTTCGAGCTGTCATTTCTCCACAAGGTGGCCATGGTTCCAATATTCCACAAGAATTGTTTGCTACAACACTAGGTATCGCAGTAAACATTGAAGATTTCCAAGAAGATTTCTTTTTGGAAAATGATTTTCGTCAATATGGAATAATCAAGAATATTAAAACGTTCGACAATGAAACATTGTTCTCTGCCAACACAGGTAACGGATGTTTTGTTTTAACTGTCCCAGATGCATCACAATACAATCTTGATGATATTGTAACAACTGACAGTAATGGAAAATATTTGGTTGCCTATGTCAATGAATCTGATAGCGTTATCTATCTGCTACCTGTGATAAATAATATCACAGAAGAATCAGTATTAGAAAACACCACTACAGGTACATCTGGTCTTACCATCACATCGTTGACACAGCCAGAAATTTCTCAAAGAACAGGTGAAGTTATTTACTATAACAACATCGCTCCTCTTGTTCGACAACTTGAACAAACTGAAACATTTAAATTGTATATCAACTTCTAATAACACATGGCCACTAAGCTAAATCTCAACACCTATCCATATTATGATGATTTTGATTTGGACAAAAACTTTCACAGAGTTTTGTTCAAGCCTGGTTTTGCTGTACAAGCTCGTGAACTAACACAATTACAAACCATCCTTCAAGACCAAATTAAACGATTTGGCGATAACATCTTCAAGGAAGGTTCTGTTATTTCTGGTTGCCCAGAATCCACAAATTTTGGTGTTGATGTTATTAAAATTTTAGATACAGATACAGCTGGTCAAGAAATCACTGATGCGGCTTTACTAGCATTGGAAGGAAAAATTCTAGTAGGTGCCAACGACAATGTGAAAGCTGTTGTGAAGAAAGTTGCTACTGGTAGTGAAACAACCACATTTAAAGCAGTGTTTCTACAATACATTTCACAAGGTGATTCAGGAACCACTGAAACATTTGTTGCTGATGAAGTATTGACACAAGATGATGATGAAAACGTAACAGTGATTATTGCAGATGCATCACAAACACCAGTCACAAAAGGTTCTTTATTTTCTGTAGGTGACGGTGTGGTGTATGCCAACGGTTACTTCATTCGTCACTACACACAAACCATTGTACTAGAAAAATACAGTGATACGCCAAGCAAAAAAGTAGGATTTCTAGTATCTGAAGAAGTCATCACATCTGATGATGATGAAACATTATTGGACCCTGCACAAGGTGCCTTCAACTATACAGCTCCAGGTGCTGACCGTTTTAAATTATCTACAACACTTGTAGCTTATCCTATCAATGAAACGGTGGAAGGATTCTTTGTACTCTACGAAGTAAGTGCTGGTGCTATCAGTCGTAGATATGATAGAACACAATACGCTGAATTAAATAAAACTTTGGCACGTAGAACCTATGATGAATCAGGTGATTATGTTGTACGTCCATTCAACTATCATATTCGTGAACACTTGGTAGATGATGACACAGATGGTGTTTATACAACAGTGCAAGGTGGCGACAATGGAAAACTCGCTCTTGGTGTAGAACCAGGAAAGGCATATGTTCGTGGATTTGAATATGAATTGTTTGCCACAAAATATCTTGATGTCGTAAAGCCTACAGACACCAATGAAAGAACCGCTATTCGTTTATCTACTGCATATGGAAATTATTTGATTGTAGATGAAATGTGCGGCAACATTCCTTCTAATGGTTCATTGGTATCATTACGTGGCGCCGCAGCAGGAGCAGTAACAGCAGGTACTTATTCATCAACATCAGCTCCTGGTTCACAAATAGGTACTGCTCGTATTGCCACTGTAGAATATATTTCAGGAACATCTGGTGCTGCTTCTGCTCGTTATCGTGTATATCTTTATGATATTGAAATGACAGGGGGTAGTGTAAGTGATATTCAAGGCATCTATTTTGACAACGCTTCAAAAGATTTTCATGCAGACGTAGCTGATACACCTGCTGTATTGAAAGAAAGTTCATTTTCACCTTACATTATTCCCACCACCTACGATTACGTTAAAACATTACAACCTAACACGTTAGACAACTCATTTGTCTACAGAAAACATTTCACTTCTGTAGCAGTGGCAGCTAACGGTTCTGCTTCTGTTAGCGTGTCAGGTGATGAAAATTTTGCATTCACCACATCAACTAATGCAACAATTCTAACAGAATTCATTGTCATTGCTGAAACTACCATTAGTACAGGCAGCACCATTTACACAGCTGGACAAGTTATCAACATGGTTGGTGCTAATGCAACTGTTACACCGGGCACCAACACCATTAACTTCAACATCTATACTCCAGGTAGTTTAACTGGAAGTCCTACTGTGTCTGTGTTGGCTTCTGTTTCTCGGTCTGATGTTACCCCTCGTACAAAAACATTGAACACCGACCGTTATGTTCGTATTCAAACAACCAAGAAGTTGGGATATGTAAGTTCTGGTACCTACTTAACAGCAACAGCATCTACGGGAAGTGCAAATATTGCTTTCTCATATAATGCTTCTGTAGCCATTACATCTGAAGACTGTCCAGCTGGTAGTAAAATTTACACTAGCGCCAATGTGTTGCTTGGTACTGTTTCTTCTGTAACAGCAAGAAATGATGGAACATCTACTGGACCTATTGTGGTGTTAACTGGCAATTCAGCTGCAAATATCACCACAACTAGCTCCACACCATTGCGTGTTGTTCATCCTAATTGGGATGTAGTAGCCAAGAGATTCACAACATCCGCTTCACTTGGATTATACGACATTTACGCTGTGGATTATGTGAAGGCCGGTGATGTGGAAACAAGTTGGGCCACTATCAACACTTCAGGCGATGATTACACCGGACAATTTAAAATTAAAAATGGACAAACAGACAGTCACTACAATCTAGGAACCATTGATGGAGGCTTCCTAGAAGAACGTAGATATGTTGTTCGAGTAGACCATTTTGTTCATAACGCTGGTGCCTTTTTCAATGTGAATTCATATCCATTGCCTGCACAAGGCAGTAGTCCAACATCTACACAAATAGATTGGCACAAGATGCCTGTATACATGGCATCAAATGGTAAGAAATATGAAATGCGTGATTGTGTGGATTTCCGTGTCACTGTAGCCAACGTGGCAACATCCACAACCACATTGACATCTTCCAACATCAATCCTATAGGATATACAGCATCCACCAAGGCATACACAGGATTTACACCGTTCTATATCCCCCACCCACAAGAAGAATTCATCACTGATATTGAGTGGAATCTTCCCCGTGTGGACAGAGTGGTGTTGGACGCAGATGGCAACTTCACTGTGGTTCAAGGATTGGCATCTGAAAATCCATTAACACCTAAGTTGCCAAGCAATTGCATGGACCTAGGTGTGTTACAACTTCCTCCATTCCCTGCTCTTTCTCCAAAGGCGGCAAAATTGGCTGGACGTCCTGTGAATGCATCTAGCTTTAGCAAAGCAGATTTACAACGCCGTTACACCATGGCAGATATTGGTGTCATTGAAAAACGTTTGGGTTCATTGGAAGAATTCACAAAACTTTCTTTCCTAGAACAAAAGACCATCAATGCCTTGATATATAATGATACAGGTGAAGAAAGATTCAAGAATGGTGTTCTAGTAGATTCATTTGATAGAGCTGAAAAAATCAACTTGAACAATGAAACCAATGATTGTTTAATTTATCAAGGTGTGCTTTCCCCTCGCCTAGATGCCGACCCAATTGATTTAGAAGTGTCTAGCACCAGCAGTGTATTGTTAGCTCCAACAGACGCCAAGATTGTTGTTCGTCAAACTGTAGGTGCCACCAATTTCGGTATTGGTGAAACTGTAAGCCAGGCCACTTCAGGTGCAACCGGTGAAGTTGAACATCGTGTAGAAATTGCACGTGGTGGAAATTACAAGTGGGTTCGTTTATATCTTGTGAATTGCACAGGTACTTTCGTAGCCAACACAGCCTACACAGTAACCGGTACTACAACTAGCACCACAGGATTAATCACATACACAGGCATCACAACAGCCATTCTTGCTGCTGATTTCCGACCAGACTTGGTGAATTATCCTGCTGATGGTGAAATTGCAACATTACCTTATGAACACGTGGTATTCACAGAAAATCCTTATGCTTCTGAATCAGTATCCGTAACTAACAATGTTGTGTATGGATATGAAGGTAGCATTGGTTTAATTCCTGCTGAAGATATCTGGTATGAACACAGAACACAACCACAAATCATCAATCACTACAACACTGAAGTCATCATCAAGGAAGTTGAAAAACAAGTAGAAGTGATTCGTGAAGTTGAAAAAATTGTTGAAGTTTCTATTCCAATGCCAGTTATCGTAGAACAAGTAGCTCCTCCACCACCTCCGCCACCTCCAGTCAAGAAAGAAAAACCTGTGGTTCCTGTATTCGTGGAACAAAATTGGAACTTGAAGCCCATCAAGATTGATAGTGTGGGTGGCGCTCTAGGAGTACCAGCCATCATCTCAGTGACACCCACCATCATTGATGAAGGATTCCCAGTGTTCTTGCCATTGGATTCTCCAGCACCACCTGAAGAAACACCACCTGTGTATGGAGGAGGCGGCGGCGGTGCAACTGGACGTGACCCGGCTTCAATATACGGTGGTGGCGGCATGACATGGAAGGGTGGTGAAATAGAACCAATCTCGTCATTTGGTTTCCAAGACGTTAACGCAATTTAATTAGGAATTATTATGTCCATTAATCCACCAAATTTACAAGCACCTGCTGATGAACCACTAAGCTATATGCGTAGTGCCACAGTGAACTTCAATGCCAAAGGATTGAAGCCCAACACTCGGGTGTATCCTTTCTTTGACGGACAACTTGTTACCGACCATTGTCGTGACATTGATGCCACAGTATTTGGAGGAAATCTTGTAACTGATAACAACGGTGAAATATCTGGTGTATTTCGTATTCCTGCTGAAACATTTAAGACAGGAACTCGTCTGTTCACATTGATTAATCATCCTTCAGATCCTACTGCTCAAACCGATTGCGTGGCTATAACATCCTATACATCTAAGGGTGCCATCACTTATGATACAGGAAAAATAGGATCCACACGTGCACCTAACATCACATTTGCACGGTCAACATCACCTAGAGAATTATCTGTAGAACGTACAGTAACAGTAAATCCATCTACAACATCATTCAAAGATCCAGTTGCTCAAACCTTCTTCGTGTCTGGGCAAAACAACGGTATCTTCATCACCAAGATTGATGTGTTCTTCAAGACAAAGCCTTCTGTGGCCAATGTACCCATTACATTACAAATTCGAACCACAACCAATGGAAATCCTGGAACAGAAATTCTTCCCTTTAGTACAGTAACATTATATCCTAAAGATGTGAATGTGTCCTCTGATGCTGAGGCACCAACACAATTTACATTTGAATCTCCTGTGTATTTGAAGAACAATGAAGAATATGCCGTAGTTCTATTGCCAGCAGGTGGTCGTGAAGGATATGAAATTTGGACAGCAGTTCTTGGACAAAACAAAATTGGTACAGAAGAAAAAATTGACAAACAACCCGCTGCTGGTCGGTTGTACATTTCAAGCAACAGCGTGAATTGGACCGTATCAGAATCAGCAGATATGAAGTTCACCGTGTATCGTGCCAACTTCAATGTATCAAGTGGAACATTGATTTTAAAGAACAAGAAGATTGATTATCTTGGTATTTCTTCCAACTCAACTGAAGTATTAGTAGGAGATACTCTTACTGGTGTAACTAGCAGTGCAATAGGAACTGTTTTAAACTTTGACCGCTACAACAAAGTGGCTCATGTGGAAATTGTTTCTGGAACATTTAGTGATGGTGAAACTGTAACAATCAAGAGAACATCAACGGCATCAAGCTCGGGTACTGCCATCATTTCATTGGAACCATATGAAGATAATGTAGAAGGAAAACTTCTACATCGTTTGGCACCTGGCATCTCATACATTGAGTACAATGATTCAGCTGTATCATTTGAACATAAAATCTACAATTCATCTGAAGTGGATCCAGTATCATATACACCCATGAAGAAAGAAGGTGTCTTTACATTGGGTGAAGAAAAAACTGTGTACTCACATTCATATGAAACATTGGCTGGAGGATTGAACATCACTGACCCCACAGAAGGTTCTGTGATGGTGAAAGTGAATTTCTCAACCAGCAACTCCAACATTTCACCTGTTGTTGACATCACGAAGTCACAAATTGTAGGTTATGAAAATGTGATTCGTAGCACTAGAAGAACATTGTCTGGTACATCAACATTTAGCACTGGTAGTACAACTGTCACAGGTAAAACTTCTGGCGATGAAACCGCCTTTATTGACCAAGTAATTCCAGGCGCTGTGCTTCGTAACTCTGAAGGCAAAGTTATAGGTGTAGTGCGTGCAGTCACAGCCCGTGATAGTATCACATTGACAGCTAATGCTGCTGTTTCTGGAACTGATGACATCATCACAGTAGATTATGAAGCAGCTGATGTGAAGGGAAATGCAAAATATCACACACGTTTCGTCTCACTTCCAACAGGCGCTGAAGCAGATGATTTAATGGTGTTCTTGGATGCCGATATTCCAGCTGGTACTGATGTAATTGTGTATGGAAAACTTCTAGGTGTAGGTGATACCACGGAACCTAAGAATCGTCCTTGGACACAAATGATTAAAAGTGCAGCCAGCAACAGTCTAGGAGCAGGTGAATTGGTATATAAGTTTGACAAAAATGGTCATGATGAAGGCACTGTGGTGGGTGGATTGAATAGTTCAGGTGTGTTTGAATATGTGGCTAACGGTTCAACCTTCACTCAATTCCATGTGTTTGCAGTGAAGATTGTGATGACCAGTGTAGATTCCTACTATATTCCAACAATAAACAGTATGCGTGCTTTGGCACTTATGGCATAATCTCATGGATGAAACGAAAATTCAACGTGACAAGTCTAGCTCTGCTGTAGTAAACACTGACTTTGAAGGGTTGGCAGCATATAAAGCCAGAAGATACAGTAAAGACAAAATGAAAGAACTTGAAACTGATATAAATAGTGTAAAACAAGAATTAACAGATATTAAAAATATGCTACAACTCTTAATTGCAAATAGAGGATAACGATGTCCACATTAACCTTAAGAAACGTAAAAGGTACACCACTAACAAATACTGAAGTTGATGATAACTTTAGTAATTTGAATACCGATAAATTGGAGAAAGATGGTAGTAACTCCATGACCGGTAAACTTACAACTGTTACTAGTAGTTCTTCAACTGCTAGTATTCGTGTTGTAGCTGGTAGTGCCGACCCCACATCACCTGTTTCTGGCGACGTTTGGAATAACGCTGGTGACTTCAAGTTCTATACAGGTTCAGCAACACGCGTTCTAACAACATTGGACGGTGCACAAACACTCACCAACAAAACGTTAGATGCTGCCATCGTTACCAATGGTTTGTATTTTGAAGGTGCAACGGCTGATGCCTTTGAAACATTACTAACAGTTGTTGACCCAACAGCAGATAGAACCATCACCATCCCTGATGCCACAACCACGATGGTTGGTACTGATGTATCACAAACACTTACCAACAAGACCATCAATCTATCCAATAATACATTGGTTGCCACATCTGCACAAATGTTGGCTGCCATGACTGATGAAACAGGTACAGGCTCACTTGTGTTTGCCGATACACCAACATTAACAACACCTGTCATTGCAGAAATTGATGCCACTGCTGATTTTACAATTGACGCAGGCGCAGACATCAATCTTGATGCTGACGGTGGCGACATCATCTTGAAGGATGGTGGTACTGAATTTGGACGGTTAGTAAACAACTCAGGTCAACTTCGTATTGCCAGCAGCTCATCCAATACAGCCGCCATCAATTTAACAGGTGCAGAAGTTGCATTAGTAGGTGATTTAACCATCGGTGGTAATGACATCAAGTCCTCAGGTGGTACCACAGCAATCTCATTGAACACAGCTGATGTTACTGTAGCCGGTGATTTACAAGTTAGTGGTAATGATATTAAATCATCAACAGGCTCTGTTGCCATCTCTCTGTCAAATACCGATGTAACAATTGCTGGCAATTTAACTGTTAATGGTACAACAACCACGGTGAACAGCACCACACTTGACGTGGATGATGTGAACATCACTCTTGCCAAGGGTAATTCCACAAACGCAGGTGCTGATGGTGCAGGTATCACCGTTGAAGCCACAACAGCAACCAACAAGACATTTACATATAGTAACGGTAATGATTCATGGTCAAGTTCAGAACATATGAATCTTGCAGCCGGTAAACAATATCGTATCGGTAATTCACAAATTGCTGCATCCAATTTGAGCAACGGCACCACAGGTTCAGGAAGTGTTGTTCTTTCGACAAGTCCTTCTTTAACAACACCAGCACTTGGCACACCATCAAGTGGTACATTGACCAATTGCACAGGACTTCCAAACGGTGGTCTTGTAAATAGCTCAATCACTGTGACAGCAGGTACTGGTATGTCAGGTGGTGGTTCTGTTGCTCTTGGTAGTTCAGTAACATTAACTAACGCTGGTGTAACTTCTGCAGTAGCAGGCACAGGTGTGTCAGTTAGTGCAGGCACAGGCGCAGTCACCTTCTCAATTGGTCAAGCTGTTGCCACAGGTTCCAACGTACAATTCAATTCATTAGGTATTGGAACTGCAGCATCTGGCACTGCCGGTGAAATCAGAGCTACCAATGAAATCACAGCCTACTACTCAGATGCTCGCCTAAAGAATTTCCATGGCACCATTGATAACGCTTTGGAAAAGGTGACATCATTGAATGGCTACTACTTCACTGAAAATGAATTAGCCAAGTCACTTGGTTACAATAATGATGCCGTACAACTCGGTTTGAGTGCACAAGAAGTTCAAGCTGTGTTCCCACAAGCCGTGGCACCAGCACCAATTGATGACCAATATTTGGCTGTGAAGTATGAAAAGTTAGTACCCGTGCTCGTGGAAGCCATCAAGGCCCTAAAGCTGGAGCTAGATGAAGTAAAGAAGAATTGCAACTGTAATAAATAATTTTAGGCCTTTAGGGGAGTAGACAATGGGTGTAATTCCAAATACCGGGTCGGCAATTGCGATGGGGCGTGTGCGTAATGCATACGGACTTAGTGGTGCCGCCCGACTACGTGCTGACTTGGCCGCCGCGGTAAATAGCAATCTACTAGGAAGTACCAGTCTTTCATTAACCGGACAAATTCGACTATCCATTGACTTTGGTGGTCGCCAAACACCGAGCACATATTAAGACTTGACAATTTTGTAGTACCTATATAAATTTCTTTATACTATTTTTTTGTGGAGTGATTATGTCCGACATTACGTTAGATACATTAATTAACGCTATCAATGATAACCCATCGGAATACGAAGAACGCTATGTCCGATGGGTTTCCATTGGGTATGATAAAAAAAGGTTAGCTGAACTACTATACGAGCTAAAGTACCTAAAAGAAAAAAATGATTGGCCCGAAAGAATTGCCTTTTTGGAAGATGTATTGGCTCAACATGACCCTGAACATCTTTTAAATCTTTTAAACAACGACCCACAAACGGTTCGTTTCGCCATGGTGGAAAAATGGGCTCGCCAGGCCGCTATGGAAATTTTAATTTTCGACAAATACAGCATCGAAACTTTAAACACAGTCACACAATTTCCACTAGCTGATTATCAATTGTTTGTGAAGCGTGTACTTGAAATCACAACGATGATTCAGGACATCACCACACAATCTAGCTCTCTGGCAGCTGGAGTTGCTGGTGTATGAAGAACATCTATGATTTAAGCATTTGGAAAACACGGCCAACTAAACTTGCCATTTTGATTCCTTGCAAGGAGTCCATGTATAGTTTGTTTACATCTGCATTAGTTGAGTTGGTGAAAACTACAACCATGGCAGGTATTGATGTTCATGTGTTGTATGACCAAAGCACCATTCTTCTTGCACAACGTGAACGTTTGGCAAAACAAGCCTTGAAGATTCGCTCGGATTATGCTCTTTGGTTGGATTCAGATATGTTGTTTCCTAGCACCACTGCCATGCGATTAATGGGACATAACGTAGATATCGTATGTTCAAATTACATGAAACGGTCAGTCCCACTCCAAACAGTTGCCTATCCTGAACGAGGTAACTGGGATAATTGGTTACCGTTGGAAGGAGACCAAGAACTAAAAGAAGTGGAAGGTGTGGGTATGGGATGTATGATGATGAAAACGGAAGTGTTGAAAAACATTGAACCTCCATATTTCAACTTTGAATATTATGATGGAGATTGGCACGGAGAAGATTTCTACTTTCAACAAAAACTTCGAGATGCTGGCCATAAGATTTTGATTGACATGAATTTAAGTTTCCAAGTGAAGCATATTGGACAATGGGCATTCGGAGCAAATCTTGGTGTGAATGAAGAAAAACGTGTAGACAATGAAGTGAAGAAGATAACCAAATTAAAAAAGGTGAAGAAGCATGCTGAATAATGAAACATGGTTGGCTCATAGTGATTTGTTTAAACACCACTGGATTGTAGAAACAAAACATTGGGTTCGTAGTTTAGGATGGTTCACTGATTTCATACAAACTGTGAAGGATGCAGATGGATGGGCTCAAGCCGGTGACAAAGAGCTAACAGCGTTCGATTATGTTGATATCATTGATGCCAAAGGCTCTGAAAGAAAATTATACAGATGCTCCAACGGTATTACATGGGAACATATCTCTGGTCCTGTAGTATTTGTGGTTCGTAAGGATGCTGAACAAGTGTTTATTGCGGGCTGGGCCGGAGAAAAGAAAGTCATTGAAAAGATGAAGAAAGAAAGTGATGATCCGTGGGAATGGTCTGACAAAATGATTATTGAAGTGGACCCTATCGTGGCACTACACACCTTAAAGGTTCGAAGAACTGCCAAGAAGGATCAAGTTCCAGTGTTTTTTGTAAGTAACGGAGAGAACAATGCTGATGAGAATTGGAAGCATTTGGTGAAATTATGCCCACGTGCTGTTCGTATTGATGGCATTGATGGACGTAGAAAAATGTTTCATCGGTGTGTAGACTTGGCAGGAGAAGCTACACAATTCTTTGTTGTAACAGGTAAAAATTACATCACAGATGCTTCTGTATTTGATTATCCCGTGGAAACCATTTCTGACGCACATATCATTTTCCATGCAAAAAACATGAGTAATAGATTACAATATGGTCACATGGGTGTGGTGTGTTACAACAGCAATCTAGTGTTAAATACACCAGAAGATTTCGGTTTAGATTTCACTCAATACAGCAAGACCATCACTGTGCCAAGAACAGTAAGTGAAGCTGTGTTTGCCACATCTGAATATGAGGCCTGGAGAACAGCATTTCGTGAAACAGTGAAGTTAACCGTGACCTATGGTGATGATGCCCACTTATGGTTGGATCGTTGGCTGTCATTTGCTGAAGGGCAATATTCTGATTGGGTATTAAAGGGAGCAAAAGAAGGACATGAGTATGCTGAACAACATCGTGATAATAAAGAAACATTGAAAAACACGGTGGATTGGAACTGGTTACACACATATTTTGAAGAAAATCACGGTCCACAATAGAACAATTATAAATAACTGTAGTAATCACCTATGAACGAGAATGTCCATGGCTACAGTTAAAAACTTGGTGATTGACCAAGGAACAACATTTTCTTTGGATATCACAGTTTCCGATGCTAACGGAAATGAGATTGATTTAGCTGGTTACACACTCAGAGCACAACTACGAAAAAGTTACGGAGCCACAAGCTACACAGCTTTCACCGTAGAAGCTGCTGATGATACCACAACAGGTGTATTGACAATTTCTTTAACAGATACACAAACATCAGCATTGAAAGCTGGTCGGTATGTTTATGATGTGGAAATTGTCGCACCTGTTGCTGATGGTAGCACAGTCACCCGAGTATTAGAGGGTATCATCACGGTAACACCTGAGGTAACACGATAATGGCATTAAAGGTAACAACATCTGCACAACCCAATATTAATACAACAGTTCGGAAGGTTAATATTCCTTCTGTTAATCTTGAACAATTGAAAAATGTGGATTCAGCTGATTTAGAGGATGGCTATACTTTGGTATATGATGCTACAACAGAAAAATGGGTAGCGCAAGCAGCAACAACCAATGTTGGTAACATAGACGGTGGAACATTCTAACTAACAAAGTATAAACTCAAATCAGGAGTGCAGTAAATGACAGTAATTCAAATTAAGCGGTCAACAGGTTCTACCGCTCCAACAACCAGCGACCTTGCTGAAGGTGAATTGGCATATGCCGAAGACCGCACTGGTAGTGGTGCCAATGCCATTCTTTACATTGAATCAGTAGCTTCAGATGGCACCACGGCAGTAATTGACAAGATTGGTGGTAAATATTACACTAATACTGTTGACAGTTTCTTGGATCCACGTGATGGTACCGTGGGTGATGCTGTTGTTCTAAAAGATGCAGACGGTTCTAACACCGTTACATTGAAGGCAGCAGCAACAATTGCATCCAACGTAGCCTTCACACTTCCTGCTGCTGACGGTTCTGCAGGACAAATCTTAACCACAAACGGTTCAGGTGTTCTATCATTTGCGGCACCTGCTTCATCATCATTAACATTGGCTGGTGATACTGGTACTGACACATTCAGCACTGGTCAAACATTAACATTCACCGGCGGTGAAGGTATTGATACTGCAGTTACAGACAACACAGTAACAATTTCAGCAGAAGATGCATCTGATACTAACAAGGGTGTTGCATCTTTCAATTCAACTAATTTTACAGTAACAACAGGTAATGTTGTCATCAACTCAGTACAAGGTACTAAGGTTGATATCACAGGTACAGGTTCTGTTTTAACTCTTGCTGATGATGATGAATTTCTAGTATATGACGCATCAGTACCTGCCAACAAGAAAATCACAGCTGAAAATGTAGCTGATTATGTGTATGCAGGTTTTTCAGGTGACATCACTGTAACTGAAGCAGGTGTGGTTTCCATCTCTGCAAATTCTGTTGCTCTAGGTACAGACACAACAGGTAATTATGTTGCTACTGTTGCAGGCACTGCTAATCAAATTTCAGTATCCGGTTCAGGTTCAGAAACAGCAGCAGTCACTATTGCCTTAACAAATGATGTGGCTTTAGTTGGTGATTTGACTGTTGGTGGTAATGATATCAAGATGTCAGGTGGCACAACTGCCATTACTTTCTCAGGCTCAGGTGACGTTGAAATTGCCGGAGATTTGAAAGTTGGAGGTAATGACATCAAGACTGCCAATGGAGCAACTGCTTTAACACTTACTGATTCAACAGGTGATGTTGAAGTTAAGGGTGATTTGACTGTTACAGGTAATGACATTAAATCATCATCAGGCACAACTGCTTTAACACTTGATGGTGCCAATGTGACTGTTGCAGGTAATTTAACAGTTAACGGTTCATCAACCATTGTTAACTCAACAACAGTTTCTATTGATGACGTAATCTTGAAGTTGGCTGATGGTAACACAGGTAACTCAGTTGACTCAGGTGTATACTCTGAATATGTTGAAACAGCAACCACAAAATATGCTGGTTGGTTCCGTGATGCTTCAGATAGCAATATCTTCAAGTTCTTCGTAGGTTTACAATCAGAACCTTCAACCACAGTGAACACAGGTGGTACCGGTTATGGTGTAGGTACTATTCTTGCCAACTTGACAGGTGGTACCATCTCATCATTAGCCACAGATTTGGCAGTGGCAGATGGTGGTACAGGTGCTTCAACATTCACAACAAACGGTGTGTTGTATGGTAACGGAACAAGTGCCATCCAAGCCACAGCAGCAGGTACCAACGGATACTTCTTGTATTCCAACTCAGGCACACCTGCTTGGACAAACGTGATTGACGGTGGAACATACTAATAAATAATTGAGATTACATCATGGATTCACAGAAGTTTTTAAACAAGTATATACAAACTTTGGCCGAGCAAGTTAAGACATTAACAATGGAAAAAACCATGTTAGC